CGCATAAAACTGGAAGTTTGCGGCATTCTCAACGCCCGTCATAATACCTTCGTTCTGAACATCCATCAGTTGAAGTGTAGGTTCAAGAGCATCATTATCCTCACCGATGATATCATTTTCATACTGATGCTTTGTCATTACACCAACATACTTGAGTTCAATTGCTGCCTTTTCACCTGAACTGAAAGTATATTCAAGCCAGGGGATGCCGAACTCATCACTGAGTATTTTTGTTTTGTTCGGCAATGCAGGGTAATAACCGCATATCCAACCTGTTACATCATCATACACGGGAAGTATGTGGCAGGTATTGTCGATTTCAAGTATCGTCCTTACCCGATACAAGAACTGTGATGTAGTCTGCCATTCATTCGGCTTCCAGGCAAGTATGTTCTGCAGTTCCTTATAAGCTGTACCTGTTATGTGAGGCATAAGCTTTGACGAGTGAACAGCTGCGGCGTGGATGCAGGCTCTTGTAAGGTGCATTTCATATATTTCGGGATGTTTTCTGTTAAATGTGGGGTCTCGGTTGTTGGGTAATACAAAATACTTGTTAAGTATCTTGCGTTCATGTTTAAGTCTGAGATTCTTTAAAAGTCCCATTTGATTTACTCCTTGTTTTTCAATCTGTCGCCTATCTCTGCGTATTTCTTCTGTCTTACACACAGAGCATCTATAATCGCAACGAAGCCGTCAATATGACATTCGGCTGTAATCTTAATCGGTTTATAGCGCCGTGTACTTGTATTGATCTGTACACCCGTGTCATAAAGATGTGCTTTCAGAAGGTCGTTTTCAGCCATGACAATTTTGCCGTCATCTACAAGTCCGATAAATTCATCCATAACAGGTGTAAGATTTTCGCCCTGTCTTACATCGTCCATGTGAAAACCTCTCTTTCTCATGCCTTCAACAAGATACTGACTTGACCAACGGTCGTACCCGGTCCACAGCGGCAGAATTTCCCTCTCGCCTACAAGTTTTTCAAACCATTTTTGCACATCATTATAGTCAACGTAACTGTCACCGCTGAAGGTCAGCCAGCCCTTGTGTTCCATTATGCGATACGGCACTCCGTCTCGGCTCGTTGCTTCGTCAACCTTATCTCTCGGCATAAAGAACTGCACAAACACATACAGTATCCCGTTTCTTTCAATGATAACGCAGGCAGCTGTAAGGTCACGGGTCTGTGACAGGTCAATACCGCCCACACAGTATACCGACGTAAACTCATCAAGTGTCGGTGCATCTGAGGTAAAGCAGCCTTCAATCTGTTTTGCAGACAGCCAAGCACGCTGTGCCGACTGCTTAACATTGCAGACCTTGATAAGAAACTCAATCTTCATTGCCTCGCTGTTCTTGGCAACAATAATTTCGTCAAGGATACTCTGACGGCTGACAGATACGTCCATATTGGGATTCGACTTCTTGAGTTCTTCGATATCGTCCCATTTGTTCTCATCGTCAATCATATACAGGAACGGGCACAGTCTGTTTTCCTTTTCCGGTGCCGTTCCGTTCAGGAACTGAGTTGAACGCCTGATAAGGTCGTCATATATACCGTTGTTCTCATAGCCTGCCGTTGTGATGCTTAACAGCAACGGCTGTTTTCTTGCACCTCTTGCCGACTTCATAACGCCGTATTGTTTGATACCTGCGTAGCCTATCCAGGAAGCAATCTCATCACAAACAGTAAGATGCGGATTATAACCGTCGGATTTCTTTGCTGAAAAAGCAATAGGCTTCATAGTAGTATTGGTTGCCGATATGTGAACGTCGCTTCGTCTCTTTTTAGCGTAAGAGCTGAGTGTATCGTCGCTGAGTATCATGTTGAGTGCATTGTCAAATACAATTGCAGCCTGGTCAAGCTTGGGGGCAAGACAGTATATTTTAGCTCCATATTCGCCGTCGGCGTATGCCATATAAGCGCTTATTGCAGATGCCAGAATTGACTTACCGTTCTTTCGTCCGATAACGAGGACTACCTCTCTGAAATGACGGTACCCGTCTGCATCAACAATTCCGAATATAACGGCGATGAATGCTTTTTGCCAGACCTCAAGCTTAATAAGGTCATGACGTGTTTCCTGGTGTCGGCAGAAGGTTTCAATAAAAGTGATTGCCTTGTCTGCTTTTTGGGAATCGTAGAAGAATTCTTTATCTGCAAGTCCCTTGAGAACATACTCATACAGCAGTATTATGTATTTGCCGACAGTATAAACGCCATTGACGATACCGTCGTAGTACACCGCAATGTGGTTATTACTTAAAGGCATTCATAAACTCCGTAAGTTTGTCGCTCTTTTTATCTTCCGGGGGAACATACTTCAGAAGTGTGTCAATAATTTTGGTGTAATTCTTCTGAAGCGAGATGTACGATGAGAGTGAAACAGACTGCTTGACCCCCGTCTGGTGTTCGCCGTTCTTGTACTCGCATTCATAGCCTTCGACGTTGATAATTTCCTGCAATTCTTCCATACAAACAGCCGTAAAAGCCGCTGACTCAACGAGTTTTTCAACGGTTTTTTTCTGTTTTTCGGGTAAGTTTTCAAAAACAGCACGAAGTTTGCGAAATTCTTTTTTTATTTTTTTATCTTTAGATTTATCGTCAAACATTTCGCTTCCTCCTTTACTACACCCCCGCATATGCGACCTGCAGAGTAATTCGTACCTTGACGTGAGGGTCGATTGGCACCCGTTGTTATTCAGCCGATGGGGGGAGTGCAGGCGTAAGCTTGCCATCTGCTCCGAAGGTGTAACGCCTGTTCAGTTTCTTCGGGTCTTTGATATTTTCGTGACACTTCCTGCACACATACTCCAGGTTATTGTGATTGAGTGCTATATCGGGGTTGTTAATGTTCTCAGGCGTGAGCCATATTACGTGATGCACTGTCTCTCCGAGTCTGTCGTTGCAATGCTGACACATACCGCCGTCCATTGCCACCCGCAACTTTACAAAAGAAGCACGGCAATGTTTCCACGCCGTGCCTTTATAGAATTTTTCTGCAAACGGCTTCAAGGCACTTCTCTCCTTTATGCCTCATTATACCGCTTATGTTGAACCTGTTACTATCAGGTTACAAAGACAGCCCTCTGTTAGTTGCACACATACGTCGGGCAACTTTCAGCCACCTATACACCTGTGCCTCACTGCAAGGGTACTCCATTGCAAAGCGCCGAACTCGAAGAGTGATGCTTCCGTGACAGATGTCATACCTCGGAAGTATGCAGTACACCGCTTTAACTGCATCTATAATCACATTGTCTTCCTGTTCCTCAAGTTGCGTGAAGGTCTTTTCAACAGCTTCGACATCAAGCCGAATACTCTCGTCCAGCTCTGACACATCAATGTTCTTATTCTTGCACAGTGCCCACACCCTGTACATATTTGTCACATAGTCTCTTGTATGGTCTTTAATCACTCAGCTGTTCCTCCTTTCAAAAGGCGCACGTATAAAGGCTGATTCTTTAAACAGCCTTGCATAGATATATATACCTCCGTTGTTACCGTTGTTGATAATCTCAAAATCCGACACACCGTAACCGGGATAATTCTTCATAAACTCAGAGTATCTCTCTGACTCAGCTATATCCTTGACAGCTCGCTGAGAATATTATAATCGTCCTGCTTTTCTTCAGGCTTCTGAAGGTTTCGAGAAGCTGACCAGGATTTGAACAGCAGCGGACTTTTTGTCATATAGCAGGAAAGACCGGCGATACCGTTCTCGGTGAATTGCAGGCGCTTAGTGTTGGCATAACCAAAGCCCCAAAGCTGTTCAATGTCATCACGCTTCAGTCCTTCGGATATGATGCAGTGAAAGTGAATGAGTCCTGATTTTTTGCCGTATTCACATACCCATATGTATTTCAATTCCTTGCCGACGGCATTGTATCTGCGCTTGAGCTTTTTAAAGAAGTTCTGAATGTCCTTCTTTGCTCTTTCGGCATCTTGAGGTTCGCAGCCTTCGGCGTATGTAAGATGGAGTGCCATATCGCTTCTTGTAAAGTTGCGATGAATAAGCTGTTCAAGCTTCAGATGCTTGTGCTTTTCATTGAGAAGCTCCTGAACTTCACTTGTAGGTTTAGCTCTCGACCTTCTTTTCTTGGCTTTTGCAAAGGTCTTAAAGACTTGCACATAAAGGAAGTCATTGCACATCTTTTGTGTTTCACGATAATAGTTTCGCATACGTCCTCCGAATTACCACACATCACGCCAGGGGAAAGTCTTCCCCCGGCGCCCCTTTCTGTTCTTTAAAGAGAGAAAGATATATATTACTTTTATAAGCTCAGCTTGTCCGTTAAGTTAATATACTACATACAAGCCTAAAAGCCCAAAGGCTTTCTTTTTTTCATATTATATATAAGCCTGTCATCATCAGTGCAGGGAGGCAAATTCCTGCAGACTCCCTCTCGGCGAGGGAGTTTCGACTATTATATACCTTTCATTCCGCACCGCCTTTCCTGTCAAGCTCCAACAGCCTTTCAAATGTTTCTTTAGGTATGCGAATGTGCGTAATTCTGTGATACACTGTGTCTGTCCAGTTTTTCTTGCCGTCTTTTACATCTTTGTACATCTGAGCATCTTCAATGTGCCCTGTGACACACTTTCCGTAGTTGTCAAATGTCGTTTTTAATCTCGCCTTCATTCCGCACAACCTTTCACTCTTTCGACAAGTTTCTTTATTTCCCAATGACTCCATTTTTTTGAATTCATTTTTGCTACCATTCTTACCACAGGTGATACACACGCTCCGCCATTTTCGTAAAGTTCAACTGCGAATTTACATTTCGCAATCATTTCCTCAAACTCTTCTTTTGTCAATGTAACCCTGCAATAATAATCAAGCGTGTCCTCAAAATTCTTGTATATTTTTTCAATTTCGTTAAAAATAGCAAAATTAAATTCCTCAATAAATTTTGGCAGATTTGCAAATCTTACAACAGGCTTGCCGCAATTGGGACAAAACTTAAAACTATCTCCAAAATACAACGAAGTAAACAAATCTGCTTCCATTCTCACTTGATACGCACATTCGCTGCATTCGTGATATAAATATCTGTCACCTTTAAAAACAGGCGTAAAAATTACATCATTCATTCCTACTCACCGCCTTTCTCGGCTGGGTGTCGGCAAACAATTCTTGAAATGATTTCATAAGGTCTGCATCGTCTGTTTCAAATGCCTTGCAAACATTCCAATACTTTGTTTCGCCATCTTCAATAATTCGTACAATATCTTCGCTTGGAAAAGGCTCTCCAAATCTCGCATCTTCCATAGCATTTTCAATAGGACAACCGCCTTGCTCTACAAAAGCACAAAAACCATCTTCTCTTACTTTGTGTTTCTTGCAACGATAACAAAATCTTTCAAGAAAAAACTCATAACTCATACCATTCGCAAACGGTATTGATGGCACCATTTCTTTCATTTCCCCTCATCTTCCTTTCTCAACAGTTCAGGATTATCGTGTATGTTGCCGATTATTTCAAGATTCGACAATTCATAATCACAAAGCATTGCCCAACCGTCATAACTTTCTGTAATTTCTTTGCCCCGTTTAGTTTCGGTGTGTTCAACACGGCAAAGGAATCCTAAAGTGCTGTAATAATCTATCCATGCCACAACGATAATTTCGTTGTCAAAAGGTTTGAATATATCCCCCTCAAAAATCTTCTTGCCGTTCTTGTCGCAAAGTCCTGTGTACTGTCCTATGGTTTCGGTGTCAATTTGAACATTTTCGATAAAGCTCTCTACTTTGTTTTTAGGTATGTGTACGATTTCGCCTGTGACTTTTTTGGTGTATACAAAGATGCTTTCATCAACGTCATTAACGTCCTCGACATCTTCGTAGTCATCAAAGGAAGGATTCAATATATCCGAAAGGTTTGTGCTTTGTTCTACATTGTTATTTCTGTAATAATCGCAATTGTTTTCATCACCGATGTGCTGACATTTTCTTTCACATTCGTCCTGAAGCGGACAGTTCTTGTTTTTTTGCCATTTTCAACTCTCCTTCTTTTCTTGGCTTTTGTATAACGGACAGGCTATAACTTTATAGGAATTAACTGTTTTTTGACCGTATTTAAATCTGATTTTACTTGCCTTCCAACCGTTTACAGGCTCAAGACTTGAACGCCAAGGACACTCTTTTTTTGTTGTACAGCAAGTATTGCATAAATGAATAATGCGTTTTTTCGTTTTGGATTCATCTCTAGGATTATTTTTGATTCCATAAGCTTTCTGCGCCTCTGCCTTGGTGCGGAAGTATGTTATACCATACCCTTTTGCTACATCATAAAAATTGTGTTCCGAGAGTCTTGTTTTGGTTATAAAAACTACTCTTTTGCTTTTTCCGTCACAATCTGTGTGCTTTCTTACACACCACAATGTCCCATACATTTTACAAGGCATGGCAATTACGTGTTTGCTGATGAGATGGTCTGCTGTGGCTCTATGAACGCAATTACGTTCGTTGTTGTAGCTGCATTCCTCACAACTTTTGATTTCGCTACATTTTGAACCTTGAGATAAATAGCTCACTAACAAATCACGTTGTACATCTTTGAAGTTCATAATATTGTGCCACCATTCTTTTCTCTTGGAAGTTCAGGAAGATACCTCCAGTATTTAATATTCACATTTACCGATTCTGGATAGTCTGTCAACACCCATTCTCCGTCTGAATAGCTTGCAAGTAAAACAGCATTATGAAACACGATATTGCCATACTTGCCGTCGGCAATTACTATAACATCTTCATCGTTTTTCGGAGGAAGTTTATTTGCATTCTGCCACTTTAACCGAGTCAAGGTGTGAGCAAGATACCATTTGAAGGCATTTATAATGTCAAGTTTTGATATACGGTTAAGCAATGTTGTGTTTGAAAGAACCTCTTCAATGCAGTTGAGCTTTTCTATGTTCGTATATAAATCACATGAGTGCTTGTCAAATGCTAATCTGAATATATCAATGCTTTCAGGCAATTTATCATTATCTTTCATAATGTACCTCCGCTATTTTTACAGTGTCACCGGGATATATAAGTGCACTTTCATTATGTTGACAAACCCAGTTCCAATGTTCTTCGAATGAAAGACCTTCGGGTTTGTAGTCACGTGCTATTGACCATAGAGTCTCGCCGTTTCTGACTTTATGAACTCCTGCAGAAACAGTTGACTTTGGCTGCGTATACAAAATGTTTATTGCTATAAGAGCAATACTGCATACGATAAAAGCCAAAACCGCTTGCTTTTTTGCAAGATTTGTGTTATAATGTGGGTGCTGATTGTTTGAGCAATTACTTTCAGCATTATTTGCAGTCGTTCCTGTTGCCGCAGGACGGCTGTTTTTTTGTTGCATCATACCTTGTTGTCTCCTTTCATCTGGCGATAATTTCAACTTTTAAAAGTCTGAAGTAAGCTTTTTTGATTGAGCGAACATAATTGATTGCGATATTAACAAGCTGGCAGTCAGGTTTACTGCTTTCAAGGCTTACACAGTTACTGCTTGTGACGTCCATTTCTTCAATATCGCCCATCCACGTTTCGTATACAACTTTTACAATTGTCATCGTTTTCCTCCTTACTTAACAATTTTATTGGGGATCTTGTGGTATCCGGGTGTGCGTGAATCCATTCTGTGGTTTTTAACAGGATACAGCTTGAATTCATCTTTACGGTAATCATAATACCCGTCATATGTCATAAGCAGCCTGCCGTTGTGGTATGCATCAATCAAATATCCGCCTTTGCTGTTGTGACCGATATTCTTATATACAAGCTCAGACGAACTGTACTTCTTGACATTCTGCAGTGACTGCATCATGCTTGAACTCGCTTTCATTTACAACGCTCCTTTCTTTTGTTGATTTATTTCGGCGCTTTACATCAAGAGTCTTTTCCTGTAGCTTTTTTGCTGTATCGGGATTTGACATAAGGCGCTGTATAAACTCATAAGTTGACTTGCCTATCATAAAGCACTGTTCAGGAGTCGCTTGTGACAGGTCTATGTGTAGGTTTGTAACTGTGGTGCCGTTAATGGTTGCTGTCATAGACGTTCCTTTCTCAGATACGAGCCTCAAGCTCCGATACAATGGTATCTGCCAAGCTCGCTATGGTTTCGGACTTATCTGAATATGATTTACCGTTGACAGCCTTGCTAAAGGCGGCAGGGCTGCACTCCACACCTTTTTCTGCAATTTTGTTAATAACCATCTTTGACGGGATATCCCTCTCTTTCATTCTCTCAAGGATGTTGTACCGTGATGCCAT